TTAACGCCTTCGAAAGATTTTCGATTATCGGCTTACTTCCTTCTTCAATTTCAAAAATTATTTTTACTTCCATTATTCATTCCCTCCATTATTTTTGTTATAGTCATCCAATGCCACCCATTCGATGTTGTCGAATGCGAACTCTATCATCTTTTCCACTACATCAATTTTATTCCAGCCCGTCTCTTCCGCTACGATATCCAGTAAATTCTGAGTGGATTTCCGTATTCTTATCGGAGTCGAGTAGCTTTTTTCGGGCGTGTATTTCTTCGGTAATTTAAGTTTTTCCATCTGTCCTCCTAAAATTTTATTCTCTTAATGCAAGTGGCATCAGCAGATACACCCACCTGCTGTCTGATTCACCTCTTACAAGTACTGCATTTCTTTCATTTGACATTTCCACGACAGTCAGACTGTCCTTAGATTTGCTTAAGTAGTCCATCAGAAATTTTATGTTCAGTGAGATTTTTAAGTCTTTTCCTGTCTGCACTGTATCAATTTTTTCCTTGAATTCGGTAAATTCATTTATTGCCTTGACTGTCAGACTGCTTTTGTGGAAGTCAAATACACCTCCATTTTTTGCCTCTTTGCAATATTTTGCTACTGTAAACCCTTTTTTTAGCGATGCGTGAAACGCCTTCGTGTTTAGCGTTACTTTTTTATCATTGTTCAGTCCTTTGATTACTGCCTTGTAATCAGGGAACGAAAGCTTAATCGGTTCTGTCCGTATCTCAATACTTCCAAGTCTGAAATTAATTTTTCCATTGATATCCGACATTACCAACACTGTTTCTTCAAGTCCTTGTATTTTGGACTTCAGGGCTTTAATTAACCCTCTCACTGCTTTCAGGGGGATACTAATTGATACATGCCCTTGAGATTCTATTATTTCCGTTTCGCACATGGCCATTCTGTAGGTATCCGTTCCAACGACTGTCAGTCTATTTTCTTCGGTTTCCAATTTTACGCAGTTTACCGCAAAGTTTTCGGGGTCGCCCGATACCGAGAACTCCACTTTTTCCAAAGCTTCTTTAAGTTCCATTCTTTTTATTTTAAAATTTAATGCCTCCACGATATCCTCTTTGAACCCCAGATTATACTCATGTAAAGGGATTTCCGAAGTGTAATTTTTTGCCATAATTTTTATTTTGTTATCACAATCTTTAACCATTATTTCCGTATCAGGAGCCTGTTTTATTGCGGTCTTGAACATCTTACAAGGTATGGCCACCTTTCCTTCTTCCTCCACATGCCCGTTAATTCTGACTTTCGCACATGTCTCGGAGTCAGAAGTAAAGATTTCAATTTTGTCATTTCCATCTGTTCTAATATGGACATGCTTAAGATGTTCCATGCATGCCCTCTCCGTGCTTATGAAATTCTCGGCCACTTCGACTGCACCTAGGAGCTCCTTTTTTAATATTTTTAATTCCATATTGATTTTTCCTTTCGTTAGTGCTATACTTTTATTGCTATACTTTTATGACTAGTCGATATTGCCAGTATCGGCTTTTTTTAGTTCTGAAAGAATTACATAATAACTGTATCTTTCAGGTTTGGATTTTTCAAATTCATCCAAGTTTTCGTATATGTAGATTTTTTTCGGCGTGTCCCATTCATCCAATCTGCTCCATCTGTCTCCACAGCATGAGCAGTCAACCCCTTTCTCAACCCCGTCAAAATAAACTTCTTTTGGGGTTACTTCCTTATCCACTACTGCAAGATGTTCATAACTGTGTGTTGTGGCTTCCATACATTTCACAGGCAGTATTAACATATTATCTTTATATGTTTTTCTTATCTCCTTGGAGTATCCGCCACTGTTATTCTGCCAGTACACATACATTTCCTTTATTTGCATTTAAATCACCTCCAGTCTGTATCCATTTTTTTCCGCCGTTTCCAGCCATTCTTTAAAACTTAGAACCATTAAATTTTTCATACCTAACAAGTTTTTTAAATGCGATTTTACAGGATAGAAGTATTTTCTTTCCATAATGAACTTATTATTTCTATACAAAATATATTTCATTTTTATCCACCTCCTTTTTTAATTTTGTAGACTTTATTCATTACTTTGACTACATTTAAACCTGTTTTTGTGAGTTCCGAGTTTTCGGAAATCAGTTTCTTCCTGTTCAGCATCAGTAATTCAGCTTTTGACACAAGCAGAAGATTATCAATGCTGAGATTCAGTTTGTTACCGTCTGCAAATATGATAGAGTGTTTTTCCGGGATAGGCCCATGAGCCTCTGTCCAAATAAGCTTATGCTTGTATTCCCACACGTCAGGCTCCGCTATTTTAGTCTTAACGTATCCGTCAGTGGTTATAGCATCCTCTCCAACTTTCATTTTATTGTGAGGGGTAGCCCCTTTTCTGAATGTTGTTTTGTTACCTGTTCCGGGGAACTTCTTCCCTTTGTTGTGCGGGGTAATCCCTTTTTCAAAACGCCCTGTAAGTCCTGTTGAAATTTTATGATTTTTCAATGTTTCCCTGAGTTTTTTCGTGTCTATCTGATATTCGAACTTCCTGTTGAACATCTCGACTATTTCACGGTAATGCCTTCCGGGTGCATTTTTTCTGATATAATCGAGTTCTTCCTTGGTGTATCTTCTCGGTGCTTTTTTAATCACTTCCTATCCCTCCAACATCTTTGGGAGCTGCAGGTCGGCATTCAGTCCTTCTTCCTTAAGCTTTACTGCCCTTAAGACAGTGTTGGCATTATCAATTATTGTTGATGCGATTTTCACAACCGCCTCCGACCTTGCCACTTCCACGTTAAGCTTTTCCTGTGTCATTTCCTCATCGCCTAATCTCTCCAGCTGTGCGAATAAGTGATTATTTAAGTCCTTCAAAGTGTTCTGCATATTCAGCCTCCTTTCAATCCCATTTTGATTCTCTGAAGTACACGTATGTAACAGCCCCTAGTATTACCCATAAGCCGTGCACTACTACTTTAACGGTAATATCATCAGCAAATGATTTCGTCTGATTAAGTATCAGAGCTGTTATAAATATTCCATACCACACTAATGACTTTTTTAATCTAGTTGTCATTTTCTGTCCCTCCTTTTTTAATCATATCCGACGCAATGTTACTTGCCAGCGAATGTATTAACCTTGTTACATCCTCCCCGTTCACGATTATTACAGGGAAGTTGCCATACCTCATGTAGTGTTCCACAGCCTCCTCGGGTATGTGGTAATCCCAGCCACCTCTTGGTCTTGAGGGGGTAGGGGGTACTGTCTGAATTGCTGTTCCAAATTTAAAGTTTTTCTTCTGCAGTCCCATTCTTACCAGCTGTATTGATTTGTTAATGCGTTCAGAGCATTCTTTTACGGTTAGAGTTTTCATATTTCCAAGATCCTTTCGTTTCGATTTTTATCCTTTCAGGGTATAATAATTCTGAAAAGAGGTGTTTTTGTTATGGAACAAATAAAACGGTTAATTCTGAAATCCTGTATTTCGGGTAAGCCTGAATATTTCGTGTACCCCGTTGATAAATTCCCTGAAGTTAATTTCGTTGAGCTCCTCAGGGACATGGAATCCGAAGGAATGGTTATAATCAACGGAAAACCTGCAGTAGGTGCATGCAATATTCAGATTACCGATTACGGTCTTGATTTTCTGAAATAACGGAGTTTTATTAACCTCACTACCTCTCTTATAATCCCAAAAATATTAGGGGTAGTGTATAAGTTACCGTCCTCAATGTATTTCCCGTCTATTAGAAACTTTACATCCTTAATGTTTCCAAATATGTCGATGTAGAATGTCACTACATATTGTTTACCATCCTTCTCCATACAGATGTCTTTCCTGCTGACATCAGCTCCGAATAAAGTTATTTTCATAGGATCACCTCACTTTTTTAAACTGTAAATTCTACCACTGAATAGATTGATAAGGATCAAGATTTTCAGTAGACTTTGACACCAGAATCTGAGCAATCTGTAAAACCGCATCTTTATCATCATTGTTCAAATCCTTGATTTCTTCCATTATTTTTTCGACCTTCTCAAGTATTTTTTCCATTCCTTAATCACCTCGCTTTCTTTAAATATTTTTTCATTGCATATTTGGGATAGAACTGCTAAAAAAATAAGCCTTTATATCTTTTATTTCTAAGTAGCTGATTAATATCCTAACCTCATCTAGGGTGAATGAAGATTTCCCATTCAATTTTGAATTAAGCGATTGTAAAGATATATTAAGTTTTAGTGCTAAATTCTCTTGAGTTATTTTTTTCTCCCTCATTAAACCTTTTAATTTGTCAAAATTCAAAACACTCAACTCCTTTCGTTTTTTTTGTTGTTGCATATTTGGGATAGACATAGTATACAACAAGTTTTTTTCTTTGTCAACCCAAAAATGCAAAATTTTTTTAAATTTTTTAAAAAATATATTGCATTTTTGAAAAAATATTGTATAATATCGGTATAGGAGGCGCGATTATGAAAAAAGAAAAAATTTCTAAAAAAATTAGAGAGCGACGAATCGAGATGGGGTATTCCTATGAAAAATTGTCAGAATTAACGGGAATTAGTTCTTCATCTTTAAATAGATATGAAACAGGGCATATAAAAAATATATCTATAGATAAATTTGAAATCTTAGCAAATGTTTTAAAGTTAAATCCATCTGATTTATTAGAAGAATATATTCAGGAATCTAAAAACGGCTCTTCCATAAAAGATAACCCTTATTTCGTTGACACTTCTGTGTTGACTGCAACGGAGCTTGAGGAATTTAACAGGGTTACAGGAGTGAACAAACAACTGTTCTTCAATGATGTGGACGAAGAACATGACATGGCCTTGTTCAAACAGGCAGTTGTAGACTTACTGGTTAAAAAGAGAGAAAATAAAAAATAGGTGATTGATTTATGGCTAAAAGAAGTTTTAAGAAACTTGCAGAAAAGCTTATGGAGGAACATGGAACAACTGACCCTTTTAAGATTGCCGAGCGTGAAGGAATTCAAATAATTTATCTGGATTTCAAAGCATGGCTCGGCTTATATACGTGTATTGGCGGGGTGAAAACTATTTTTATCAATAGTAACATACCTAAATTTTCGCAGAAAATAGTCTGCGGACATGAACTCGGCCACTCACTACAGACTTTTAAGGAGGCTGTGTTCATGAAGGAAAACTACCTTTTTGGAGTGGATAAGCTGGAAACAGAAGCAAATGAATTCGATGCGACAATTATTTTTTCTGAAGAGATAAACGACGAAGATCTGACTGAATTTGATATAAGTCTATTGAATGAGTTAAAAAAATATTTATAAGAAAATCTTTTGAAAGGAGGTGAATAAGGTTGTCGGATAACAATTCTCAGGCTGATGAAATACTTAAGTTTAAAAATTTGATGGATCAGGGGATTATAAGTGAGGATGAATTTAATAATAAAAAAGCAGAGATTCTGAATACTAAAAGTCGTCAAGAAGTTGACAGTTTAAAAACTAACGAAAATATAAAAATACAACCAGAAAAACAACCGAAAGGCTGCTTAGGATGTCTCGGATTTATAATTCTCATACTTTTTATTGCAATTATCTCAACTATAATAAGCAGCTCCAACTCTAAAAAAGGAAGTGATGTAAACTCAAAGCTTGAAACAAATATGCAAGACGCTCTTAATAAAGTGGGTATTGAAAAATATGAACTTAAACGGGATTCCGATCTTGATGGTAATAGAGGAGAGAACACTAAAGCTTTTCGAGTGACTACTGAATTTTCAAATGGATTTGTTATGGTGTATGCGAATACCGATGACACAATTTATTCTATCAGGTATATGGATAAGGATTATTATTTAAAAGGAAAAGTTCTCGGAAATGTCAAAGACAACACCATAACACGAAATGAAGCAGATAACTACAGAAGAAATGTTGAACTTCGTGTTAAAGAAATTTTAAAAGCACCATCTACTGCGAAATTTCCAGGATTAGATGAATGGGGATTTGATAAAAAAGATGGGATTGTAACAATTCAAGGTTACGTTGATTCCCAAAATTCTTTTGGTGCAATGCTAAGAAATAAATTTCAAGTAAAATACAATGAAAAAGAAGAAAGAATGACATCATTTATATTTGACGGAGAAGAACTGATCAAAAAGAAAAAAACTAAATAACCAAAAAAAAGGCCCTGCGACCAACAGGACCTTGAAAATATGTGTGATATACACGACATACTCTAACCAAGTAAAGTATATCACACAACTTTAAATTATGCAAGGAGTGTGATTTTTTTATGAGAAAACCAAATGGTTACGGAACAGTAGCGAAATTAAGTGGAAAAAGGAGAAGACCGTTTGCGGTAAGAATTACGGCGGGATATACGGACGAAGGGAAACAAATATACAAGTATCTTGGATATTATGCGACAAGGAAGGAGGCGGAATATCAGCTTTCACTTTACAATGCGAATCCATATGACATTAATTTGAAAAATTTAACTTTTAAGGATGTCTATAAAAGATTTTATGATGTAAAGAAAAATACAGGGACAAGTGAAAAAAGACTGAAAACATACGAATCGTTCTTTAAGAAACTTGCACCGCTTTACAATATGAAAATGGTAGACATTAAAACTCCGCATCTGCAGACATTATTCGACACATTTACTGAATTTTCTCCGCTGTATGTGAGAGAATTAAAATCTTTTGCGGGCTTGGTTTACAAGTATGCGATGGAAATTGACGTACTTGACAAGGATTATACAAGATTTCTTAAACTTAGAAAATTTAAGAAACAGAGAAAAAACAGCATATTTACCATCGAAGAACAGCAGAAATTATGGGATAACATCGAAAGCATTCCAGGAACAGATATTCTATTAATATTAATTTACACAGGTTTCAGGGTAAATGAACTGTTATCTGTGAAAAAAGAAAAAATAGATCTGGAAAACTGGACTGTGACATCAGGATCTAAAACAGATGCAGGAAAGGAAAGAGTAGTCCCGATACATCACAGGATACAGCCCTTGATTATCAGATATATGCAGACAGATGGAGAGTATCTTATTCCGAACCACAACTTTAAATCTCATATGAACTATTCCAGTTTCAGAAGATATTTTTCCCAGATTCTTGAAAAACTGGAAATGGAACATACGATACATGACACAAGATACACATTCATTACATCTCTGAGAGAAGTGACTGACAACAACGCCGCTATTACAAGCATTGTCGGACACACTAATATACAGATGACGGATAAATATACTTTAACTAATATACAAAAAATGAGACAGGAAATAGACAAAATAAATTAATTTCCTGCCTCCTCAATGGAGTATTTTTTTTTGTATATTCCGTGTATATTATAGGTTAAATTTTTGATGTTCTAGCACAACATTTTAATTTTAATTTAACTAATCAAAATACATAGAACACAGTAAAATCAATGCTTTCAAAT